ATATTCGCATTTGAAGATAAGTATGATCCCGAGAAAACTCAGATCGACGTTGCTCCGGAGCATATCAAGTTTATCAAGTGTGATGGCGAACTAGACCTTATCCTCAAGTTTCTTGGTTTCTGGAGTGGTAAGGATACCTGCCCCGATGTCGTAACAGGTTGGAACGTCCGACTGTTTGATATCCCATATCTGATTAATCGTGTAAACAACCTGCTCGGTGGTGATGCCTTCAAGAAGATGTCACCATGGGGTATCGTCCGCGAGAAGATGATTAGTCTCAAGGGCAGAAAGCAACAGGTCTATGAGTTGGTTGGTATTGAGCAACTAGATTACTGGGATCTGTTTCAAAAGTTTGGCGTGTACTCATATGGCGTACAAGAGTCGTACAAACTGGATCATATCGCGAACGTTGTACTCGGCGAGAAGAAACTATCCTACGAGGAGCACGGTAATCTGTACACGCTGTACAAGGAAGATTATCAGAAGTTTATCGACTACAACATCAAAGACGTACAGTTGGTTGAACGCATCGACGAGAAGATGGGTTTGATTGACCTCGCCATGACTATTGCATACAAGGGTGGTTGTAACTATCAGGAAGCATTTGGGACTACGCAGTTGTGGGATACTTACATCTATCGCGAGCTGTGTAAACGAAAGATCGTTGTGCCGCCCAAGAAAGAGAATATGAAAACTGACTTCGGTGGTGGATATGTGAAGGCACCGCATATCGGTCGTCACTCATGGGTTATCTCGTTTGACCTGAACAGTCTGTATCCTCACTTGATTATGCAGTATAATATGTCGCCTGAGACTATCGTGAGTACACGCACTTCTGGCGTGACAGTTGATAACTGCCTCGCTCGCGAGCGACCCGAGAGCAAGTCTCCTCATGACTGTATCGCCGCCAATGGTGTACACTTCTCGAAAGACTTCCGTGGCGTTTTGCCAGCAGTGATTGATGGTCTGTATGCTGAACGTAAACAGATCAAGAGAGATATGCTCGGGTTACAGTCAAAGGTTGAGGCAGGTGATAAGAACGCTGGTAAAACTGTAACGAAACTTGATACGCAACAGATGGCGATTAAAATTATGATGAACTCACTTTATGGTGGGTTGGGTAATCGCTGGTTCCGTTACTACGATATTCGTATGGCAGAAGCGATTACGATGTCAGGTCAGTTGTCTATCCGTTGGGCAGAGAAAGCAGTCAACGAGTACATGAACAATATCCTAGAAACGAAAGGTGTTGACTATGTGATCGCGATTGATACTGATTCCGTGTATGTAAACTTTGGTCCTCTCGTCGAGAAGATGGGACTGACGGATACTGACCAGACTGTACAGGTGTTGTCGCAGATTGGCGAGGAGAAGTTTGAACCGCTGTTCGAAAGATCGTACAGTGACCTCGCCGAGTATATGAATGCATATGAGAACAAGATGGTGATGGGTCGCGAGGTGATCGCCGACGCAGGTATCTGGACAGCGAAGAAGCGATACATCCTCAACGTACACAACAGCGAGGGTGTGCAGTATGCCAAACCTAAACTGAAGATCATGGGTATTGAGGCAGTCAAGTCATCTACCCCTGCCTCCTGTCGTGATGCATTGAAAGGTTTGTTCAAGGTGATGATAACTGGCACCGAAGCGCAGACTCAACAGGCAATACAGATATTCAGGTCGCACTTCCGTACACTTGATCCTCATGAGATTGCCTTCCCTCGCGGAGTATCTGACGTGGGCAAGTGGCGTGACGCCAAGAACATATACAAGCAGGGCACACCGATACACGTGCGAGGATCTTTGCTCTACAACAAAATACTTCTTGACAAAGGACTCGATCGTAAGTATAATATTATCAAAGACGGTGAAAAGATTAAGTTCTTGTATCTTGATGAAAAGAATCCTATCAGGGAAAATATCATTGCATTTTATGACTTCCTTCCCGAGGAGTTTAATTTGCACAGATACATTGACTATGAGAAACAGTTTGAAAAAGCATTCTTGGCAGTGGTGCGTCCAGTGCTAGAGGCAATCGGTTGGAATGAAGAGGAGACAGTTACCCTTGAAGACTTCTTCGCGTGATCATCTCGTACACTTAGAAAATAGTTGGGGATATATCCCTGACGGTTTGTATGTTTGGAATAAAATACAGAGGATGTATAGTCCTAAAAATGTTTTGGAGATAGGATTTCACCTTGGGCACTCAACCACTTGGATGTTAGATGAATTTACTGATGCCAACGTTGTTTCCATTAGTCCTGGTTTTGAACACACATTGGATGGTGCCAAGTTGCTAGCAGATACAAGAGAGCAACAAGCGAATGCTATGAAGGATGTGTTTGGTGATAGGTTTACTTGGATACCCAAAGGAACTATTGATGCATATGATGACTTAGAACCTTATGGTCCTTTTGACTTTGCCCTCATTGACGGGCAGCATTCATATGAACACACTGCCCTTGATTTGAATTGTTGCAGTCACTTTGGTGTAAGGCAGTTGTTAATAGATAATATCGACCAATGGCAAGTTCTCAGTGCAGTTAATCACTCTAGATGGAATATGGTACGCATGTTTCCATATGTGTCAGATGACAATATTAATGTTATGGGTCTACTAGTTTTATGAAGAAATATATGAAGTTCAAGCATTGGAAAACTGGTGAAGTGAAGACTATTGAATATGAAGATTTTAAGTGGCCAGTGAATCCCAGCAGTGATCGTATCGTAGTTTGGAACGTCACAGATAATAGACTTGAGGACGTGATCAAATCTACTATAGTAGAAAAATATGAGAAGTAATGTACGAACTAACTATCTTCAAGAACGCATTTGATAACAAGACCCACAGGTATTTAAAGATGCCTGATTGGGATTCACTTGTTTATCTTCTTGAAAAACTATCAGAGCAACCCCTTGCTGGTAAGAAGGATGCTGAATTAATATCCCCTGCTGTGTATAAGGAGGGGACTACACGTGCAAACAGGAATGTCGAATACTGGGGCAACTGGGCATGTGTAGACGTTGACGATTATGAGGGAACTATAGATGGAATACTTGATAGGTTTGCAGACAATAATATTGTTGTGTACAGTACTGCTTCTTCTACGCCAGAAAAAATTAAGTTCCGGATTGTATTCGATCTGGCAAGAAGAGTTAAAGGAGAAGAAATCAAGCAATTCTGGTATGCTCTTAATAAATCCATCGGCGATCTCGGAGACAAGCAGACAAAAGATTCTTCGCGTATGTATTACATTCCAGCGAGATATGCAGGCGCTCATAATTTTTTCCATGTTAACTCTGGGATTCCACTTGGTGTTGATGATCTCTTAAGAGAGTTTCCTTATCAAGAAAAGACAGGTAATGATTTGTTGGACATACTGCCTGATGACGTGAGGGAAACAGTTATCGAGCATCGCAAGAACTCATTGACTAATACTGAAATTGTATGGAGCGGATACTTGGACTGCCCTTTCTTCCCAAATAAGATGGCAATAGATTATAAGTCAGTATCAGGAACAGGTTGGTATCATCAGATGTATCGTATCATGGTAGCGACTGCTTGTAATGCAGTGAAGGCAGGTTATCCCATCACCTCGCAACAGATCGCTTCTATGTGTAAGCAACTTGACGCAGAGACTGGCAACTGGTACAAGAATCGACCACTAGAACTTGAGGCGAACTCAGCAATTAAATGGGCATATGCAAATGCATACGAAGGTTAGTCTTGTAGTCCCATACTTTGAGGACGAGGAACAACTCTCTAGATTATTGACTATGGGGAGTACAAAACTCTGGGACGAAGTTATCATAGTCGATGATGGATCCACAAAAGAACTTGCCAAAGAAGTTGTGGAGAGGTGGGCGGATGACGATATGAACATCAGGATACTTCGTGTGCCTATAAACTATGGATTCAATGGTCATGGGTGCCGTAATCTTGGTGTACAACAAGCAACGCATGATTGGGTGTTTCTCATGGATGTTGATATGGAAATCAGTGAGGAGAGCGTCAAAGCAGTTTACAAACATATTCCTGAGTTGACAGAGGATCAGTTCCTTGGCGTTTGGGCAAGACCATATCCTTGCGATAGTGTTGCTTGGCTTTATGTTGGCAAGAACTATATGGACTACATAGATCCAGTCGAATACAACACGTATGGGATTCGCAAAGAAACTTTCTTGAAGACGCGTGGGTATGATGAAGACTTTCGTAACATGCATGGAGGGTCAAGGGTGTTCGTTGAAAGGTTACAAACTTTTCTAGAGAGAAAACACTTTGACGGTATTATAGCAGGTGCAATGAGACCAGGAAGGGAAATTGTAATACAAGATGTAGAAATAACTGAATACCATAAGGACGTTATTTGTCATCCCCCTTCTTACATGAAGTTTGACAAATTATTAAAAGAGATCTCTTACTATCGTAACGAGCATCCGGAAACATGGAAAGATAAAACATTCGTAGATTTTGAATGGTACGAGGAAACATTATGAAAGAGTTAATTCATTTAGTAACACGCTGGCATCACGATCGTAACTTGATCAATGGTGCTACTGACAAAGATCAGGTATGTAAACTGATTCAAGAAGTTGGTGAGTTGAGCGACAACGTATGTAAGGGTAAAGATATCAAAGATGATATTGGAGACTGCATGGTTGTGCTTATAAATATTGCGGAACGTAACGGCACTAATTTGGAAGAGTGCTTGTTACATGCATGGAATGATATTAAAGACCGCAAAGGTAAAATGGTTGATGGTATTTTCGTAAAAGAAAGTGACAGTGAAGGTAAGCCAACGACCATTGGAAATGAGTCTCGTGCCCCTTCTCGAACAGCGACTGGCAAGACAAAGTATTAATATGATTAGCAAAAACAAAATCAAACATGGTGTCGGCGAAGGCATCATGCATATTGAGAAGGCACTTCTCCTTTTCATTGTAGCAGGCACGGTCTGGGCAGCTGGATACGATATCGTCGCTATGTTTGCAGGACAGGGTAAGATGGCGCTCGCCGATCTTTTCCTCCTGTTTATCTACGCAGAGATATTGGGTATGGTTGGTGCTTTCTACAAAGATCATAGGATACCAGTTACACTCCCGTTGATTATTGCGATGACAGCATTGACTCGTATGATCATACTACAAACCAAGGGCAACGAACCCTTGGATATAATTTTTGAGAGTGGTGGTATTTTGATTTTGGCAATCTCGGCATATATTATGTCGGCGAAAGATAAGATTAGTTTAGACAAATTATCAATAAGGAATAGTAATGAAGAAGCGTGACTACGACCCAGAAGTAGTGGACAAACTAAAAGGGTCAGTGCAAGTAGAGCACACACTGGCAAAGATGGGTGCGAACAACCTTCGTAAGTTGTTCGCTACGCACCCATATATAAATACGTTCGGAGCATACAACGGTCAACAGGCAGTACAACATGTCAAGGCTGGTATCCATGCAATATACTTATCGGGATGGCAAGTCGCAGCGTCGTCTAATAGTGCGCTGGAAACTTATCCTGACCAGAGTCTATACCCTGTTAACTCTGTTCCTGACGTTGTTAGGAATATCAATAATAGTTTTAGGCGACAGGATCAGATATCTGTATCGGAAGGTGGCGAAGGGTTTCCGTTCGCTCCTATCATCGCGGATGCGGAAGCAGGATTCGGAGGAGTTTTAAATGCTTACGAACTGGCACGAAATCTTATTGAGGCAGGCGCAGCAGCCGTCCACTTTGAAGACCAAGTCTCCTCAGAAAAAAAGTGCGGACACCTCGGAGGAAAGGTTCTCATACCGACTTCACAAGCTATCCGGAATCTTAATGCTGCTCGTCTTGCTAGTGATGTTGCTGGGACCGACACTGTTGTTATTGCTAGAACGGACGCAGAATCTGCCAAGTTCCTTGCGACCGATGTCGACGATCTTGACCGTAAATTCCTCACCGGAGATCGTTCACCAGAAGGATTCTACTCCATCCAAGAAGGACGGGGACTAGAGTTCGGTTGCGAGCGTGGTCAACGATACGCAGAGTATGCTGATCTAGTTTGGTGCGAAACCTCAAAACCTTGCCTGAAGGAAGCGAAGCAGTTTGCTGATGCGGTGAAGGGTGCTGTCCCTGATGCTATGCTGGCGTACAACTGTTCGCCTTCGTTTAACTGGCGCAAGAGTATCCCAGGAGATCAAGAACTTGCTGACTTCCAGTGGGAGTTGGGCAAGATGGGATTCAAGTTTCAGTTTATTACTCTCGCTGGTTTCCATGCTACAAATAACGCAGTGTTTCAGTTTGCCCGTTCGTACAAGAAGCATGGCATGCTGGCATATTCTTGGTTACAGGAGGAGGAGTTCGCCGCCGAGCAGTTTGGATACACAAGCGCAAAGCATCAAAGAGAAGTTGGCGTAGGATATTTTGATGTGATCACTGAGGCATTGGGTAGTTCTACCGCTGCCTTGTCAGGTTCAACTGAAGCGGAGCAGTTCTGTTGAGAGACTGGATTGCTAGATCAATGACAAAGTTCTTTCGGTTCTTCGCTGATACGTTCTTTGCTAAACGATACGGACACCGTGCGGTAGTGTTAGAAACTATCGCTGGTGTTCCTGGCATGGTTGCTGGTATGTTGATTCATCTAAAAAGTTTGCGTCAACACAAGCGAGGGTATGGTCCTCAGATCAGAGAGTTGCTCGCAGAGGCAGAGAACGAGCGTATGCATCTGATGTTCTTCATTGAGATTGCGAAACCTAACTGGTTTGAAAAATTGTTGATAATGATAGCACAGTTTATCTTCTGGCACTTCTATCTTGTATTTTATATCTTCGCCCCGAACACTGCACACAAAATGATTGCATACTTTGAGGAAGAAGCAGTACGATCATACACTGAGTATCTTGAGTTAATTACATCAGGTCAGATTGAGAATGCACCTGCCCCATCACTTGCTATCGAGTATTATAGTATGTCGGACGAGGCAACTTTATGGGACATGATTTGGCATGTTCGCAATGATGAGGAAAAGCATTCTAAAGTTAATCATAAAATGGCGGGTTTTTAGATGAAAGAAAAACTATTGAAAGCAGTAAGAGCAAAGCATCTAGCAGTGATGGAAGAAGCACTAGTCAATATTGATGTGTACGAAAAAGCAGTGGGTATCGGTGAACATCCTGACCTTGTTGGTGCAGTCGAAGAACAGGTCGACAAGTATGTCCATGCACTTGAGATGGTAGAAGGTGTTGATAAGATTCTAGACTCATGATGAGCAAATTACCTGACGAAGCAGGAGATAATCGCACTGTTACTTCTATGCGTTATAACCCACCTGATTGGTGGTTGTCCAAGTTAAACTTCCAAGGAAATTATTTTTTTCATGGTATTATCAAACTGTGTAATGCTGTTGCCAAAAATAAAAACCAGAAATTAAGCATGATAGAAATAGGTACTTGGGCAGGAGAGTCAACCTCCATATTTGCTATGTCTGGTTTTTTCAACAACATCGAAACTATAGATCCATGGACACCATGGGACAATGAGTTCTATAATAAATTGAATTCAGAGTTTGAAATGAATACAAGGCATTGGGACTACATTACTCATCATTCAGATTACAGTTACAACTGTGCTGATAAATTTGAAGACAAAGGTTATGACTTCGTTTACATTGATGGTGCGCATGATCAAGAATCAGTGAAGAAAGATATAGAATTATATCTACCAAAAGTAAAAGACGGTGGATATATTGGAGGTCATGATTACATGGTTGCAGAATTTGGTGTGGAAAAAGCAGTACATAAATTGCTGGGTAAACCAAGTGCAGTATTCAGGGATACGAGTTGGTTGATACAAGTCAAATAAGAGAGCAGTATGATCAAGAAGGGTACTTTATCATTGACGATTTCCTCGATGATGAAACCTATTCCAAGTTATTGGATGTCTGCGACACACTAGTTGCTAACCCCAAAGGATATGACTGGGCGTACAATGAAAACAATACTATGCAAAAAATGCGAGGTGCTTGTGCTAGAGTTCCTGAGTTCCTCTCCCTTGCCAGTCATCCTAAACTAACAGAGGCAGCGAGGGAGATTCTACCATACACCCTAGATGTGTATATCAGCAAATTTTTTCCAATGCAACCTAATGCTAGATCTACGTTAATGCATCAAGACAATTACTACATTCGTGAGCGTAACAACAACATGATATCATGCGCTGTTTACTTACAGGACACCACCAAAGAAAATGGATGTTTACGAGTAGTCCCTAAATCTCACGTGACAGGTATACAACAACACACTAAACCTGACGGTGCTGTAAAAGATCTGTACTGGATAGATGAGGATAGTTTGGATAACATTGTTGACCTAGAAAGGAAAGCACCATATGCTGTTTTCTTTCATCCGAATTTAATTCATGGTTGTTACATAAATAAGTCCAAAGGGACAAGATACAGCCTTGCTTGGGAATATATTGCCGCCAAAGAAAAAATATTTCACGGGGCAACAAATACTATAGATTACGACAGGACCAGAATATGAAGCAGAAGTTTAAGAAAGCATTCATGGAAGTTGCACACACCTTTGCTAACCTGAGTCACGCAAAGAAACTCAAGGTCGGTGCCATAGTGGTCAAGGACGAACGTATTATCAGCATAGGGTACAATGGGACCCCTACTGGTTGGGATAACGAGTGCGAAGCACCTGAGTGGTCTGAGGGCGACTGGGAACCAGATCTGTCCTATCGCACCAAACCTGAAGTAATCCATGCTGAGGAGAACGCAATCGCAAAGATAGCGAGGAGCAGTGAGAGTAGCGAGGGTGCTGCCCTGTTCTGTACTCACACCCCATGTATCGAGTGCGCCAAACTGATTTATCAGTCTGGTATCAAAGAAGTGTATGTCGCTAAGTCTTACGACGCCAGCGTTGGATCAGGACTAGAGTTCCTTAAGAAGAGCGGTGTCAACGTTGAGATAATGCTTGACATATGAAACGAATTATAGTACAATATGTGTATTGTTATTGAGGAGATAAATTATGCCACTGACTGAAGAACAACAACGATTGCTTGCCGAAGCAGATGCGATCCGTGAACAGCAACAACAAGAGCAACAACAAGAGCAGCAGATGCTGTTCCCTACTGACCCAGAATACTTTAAGGAAAAACCTGTATTCGGTATTGTCGGTCATGGTTTCGTGGGCAAGGCAGTTGAACGAGCACTGCACCCTGAACTTGAACGGTTCCTGGTAGATCCAATATACAAAACCAATATTGATCAACTAATTGAGGCGAAACCAGTTCTCACATATGTGTGTACACCAACACCAGTCCTTGGTAACGGTCGCATTGATGCTGCTGACACTGTTGATGCTGTCTTAAAGTTGATCCGACTGACTAAATCAGCAGTGATTCTGAAGTCAACTGTTACGCCTGATATCATCGGTAAGATCATTCGAGCAGTAGAACAAGCGGAAGCAGCACATCGCTTCATTTATGCTCCGGAGTTTTTGACTGAGAAAAATGCTGACTTTGAGTATTGTAATCCTACCTATCTTGTGTTCGGTGGCATGCAATCAACCGTTGGGCAATACATGGAGTTCTTAGCAAACAACACTTTCTGTAAGATGAAGAAAGATGCAACAGTGCATGTGGTTCATCCCATGGAGGCATCATTCATAAAATATGCAATCAACAGTTTCTTGGCAATGAAAGTGACTTTCTTAAATCAATTGGTCGATGCTATGGGAGACGAGGTAGAGCATGGTATCAATCCGTTACAGGTGTTGCGTTCTCTATCAGATGAACCAAGACTTGGTAGTTCGCACTGGCGTGTTCCTGGTCCTGATGGTAAGAAAGGATTTGGCGGTGCATGCTTCCCGAAAGATATCTCGGCATTGGTAAATTACACCAATAAAATGAGTTTGATGGAGGAAGTGCTTTCTCTCAATAACGATATGCGTTCGGAGTATGATTTGGATGAACGCGAGAAGGTTGCCAATGTAACCTTTAAAGAAGATGATGTCAACATTATCACAGAAGAGGATGTCCTGGATACAACAGGACAAATAGATATGTTCGACGAGGATGCAGCATGAAACATGTAGAGTTTCGTAATTTTAACAAATACGCTGATGGTAATGGAGAACTGAGTGAGGATGTTGAGGGAATAGCAGGACTTCATTGGCTTGTTGTTGATTATCATGGTTGGGGTGGTATGCTTAAAGAGTGGCGTAAACACTCAACTTCTTGGATGGAGAAGGTCAGTAACTTTGGAACAGTTGTTTCCGCTGGCGGTAACTGTGGTATGTACCCAAGATTTTATGGCGAATACTTTAACACAGTTTACTCCTTTGAACCAGACCCTGCTAACTTTGACTGTTTACAGTTAAATTGCGATGGCGACAAATATATCTTAGATCAAAGTGCACTGAGTAATACTGCCTCAACTGACAATTACTCATTGGAAAGAGTCCAGAATGACAATCGGGGGTCTATTAGACTGATTAAGGATAGCAATGGAAATGTAGAAACAGTTCGCCTTGACGATTTAAATTTGACTGAGTTAGACCTATTACATTTAGACTTAGAGGGACATGAACCTGAAGCACTAGAAGGTGCGCTTGACGCCATAAGGGAATTCACTCCTGTCATAATTGTAGAGAGATCAATCTATCCAAAATCATATTTAAAAGCGACAAAAATTCTTCGTGATTGTGGGTACAAACCTTTTAGAAGCATTGATGAGTACCCTGCCAAATCAGAACATAAGAACACGGATAGAATAAACATGGATGCTATTTGGATTCCATAAAGGAGATTATATTATGAGCGTGATGGATAAATTAAAGAAGAACAGCAAGATCAAAGCAGCGGAGACTCTGTCTGATTCTAAGTTCTTCGTAGAGCGACCATTGATTGACACAGGTGTACCGATGGTCAACGTTGCTTTGAGTGGTGACATTGATGGTGGTCTATCCTCCGGATTGACTGTGCTCGCTGGTCCGAGCAAACACTTCAAGACTTCGTTTGCTTTGTTGATGGCAGCAGCATATCAGAAAGCGAAACCCGAGTCAGTCGTGTTATTCTATGATTCAGAGTTTGGTTCACCCCAAGCATACTTCAAGACGTTCGGTATCGACACCGACCGTGTACTGCATACTCCTATCGCTAACGTCGAGGAGTTGAAGTTTGACTTGATTGCTCAGTTGGAAGCACTTGAGGCAACCGACGATGTAGTAATCGTGATCGACTCTATCGGCAATCTAGCATCGAAGAAAGAACTTGAGGATGCTATCAATGAGAAGTCAGTCGCAGATATGTCAAGAGCGAAAGCATTGAAGGGTCTGTTCCGTATGGTTACGCCATACCTGACTATGAAAGATATCCCGATGCTTGCTATCAACCACACATACAAAGAGATTGGACTGTTCCCGAAAGATATTGTATCAGGCGGTACAGGCATCATGTACTCTGCTGATAATGTGTGGATCATTGGTCGTCGCCAGAACAAGACTGGTACTGAAGTCACTGGTTACGATTTCATAATCAACGTGGAGAAGTCGCGTTATGTTAGAGAGAAGTCAAAGGTTCCTGTCTCAGTTAGTTGGGAAGGTGGCATTGAGCGTTACTCTGGTCTTTTGGATGTCGCTCTTGCTGGTGGGTATGTTATTAAACCTAGCAACGGGTGGTATCAACTGGTTGATAAGAGCACTGGACAACTCGTTGGCAACAAGGTCAGAGAGAAAGACACAAGAGCAGATACTTTCTGGGAGTCGATCCTTACCGAATCTGACTTCAAAGAGTTCGTAAGAAAGTCCTATCAGATTGGCGGTGAGATTGAAGAACTAGAGTTGGATCTAGAAGATTGATACTTCCTGGCACCTACGACTTATACATTACCAATGTATGTAACCTGCATTGTAAAAATTGCAGTGTCCTTGATTGGAAAGGAAAGCATACCATACATCATATGGATATGTCGGAGGTTGCTAGGATATTTGATAAAATCAAACGTCTCGGCATTGTGTTAGATGAGATAAAGATAGTTGGCGGTGAACCGACCTTACATAAACAGTTTCCTGAGATAATAGAATACATACTGAGTCAACCAACACAAAAATCTCTGACAGTGATCAGCAATGGGTTGAACCTGACCGAGAAGGTCATAGAAACTTTGACCACAGTCGATAAGGTTATATTCTCAGTCTATCCTGGGATATCTGCTGAGGAAGAGATAAAACAGTCTGGTATTGAAGACAGACTAAAGGATGTAGAGTATTGGCACAATGATGAGTTTCAATATTTTGACGAACCATCCAAGGTTGTCAGGATATTCGGCACCTCTCCTGCTAAAAATTGGAACAGGTGTTATCTCAAACATCGATGCCGCACCATAACTGACGATGGATTGTATCGCTGTGTAATAGCAATGAACAAGAGATCTGATATATGTGAGTGGAACGACGCTGAAGAATTATTACAGTACATGGAGAGTGATGTACCTCTGGAGGCATGCAGCGATTGTAGTTGGCCGCCCGAACAAAAACCATGGAAGAGTTTGAAACCAGAGATAGATAGTAAAAATTACAACAAAGGTTTAGAACTGATAAGGAGTATAAATGTTTGAGTATCAATGTAAGATTGTCAAAGTAGTAGACGGTGATACAGTCGATGTTGATATTGATCTAGGATTCGATGTTGTCCTACGAGACCAACGTATCCGATTGTACGGTATCGACACGCCTGAGTCGCGCACTCGTGACAAAGAAGAAAAGAAATATGGACTGTATGCCAAGAACTATCTGAAGAACGCACTTGGTAAGACAGGTATCATTCGCACCAAGAAAGATGGACGTGGCAAGTTCGGTCGTATCCTTGGTGAGTTTATAATCTACGACGGTGAGACTGACTCATATCGCAGCGTCAATGCTATGATGATCGAGAAGCACATCGGTGTAGAATACCACGGACAATCTAAAGATGAGATTGCCGAGCAACACATTAAGAACCGAGAGTTTATTGATGTCTGATACAGATAAAATCCTTGACAATATCATAGAACATAATCCTAAACTGGACGCGATCACTATTGTAGGGACTGAAGAATACGAATATGTTGATGCAGCAGAGCATGAGCATTATCTTATTCTACCTGACCCGATGGTAGACAGCGACCAGAGCGATACAGCATGGACCATGTTATTGTTACAAGATCCATACAAAGACTTCTTGGTTCGAGTGAGCGATATCATTACAGAGGGAGAGGACATTCAGTTTGATTGGGAACCTCTGTCTATACCTGAAGACGCTGATGAACCTGAAGACCATACTCACTTCTTAAATTATCTCACTGGGTGCATTGCCAATCACATGCATGAGTGCTGGTTGAATGGTGCTGTTGAGATGAGGGATGAGGATGGTAAATTGATCAAAGAAGTTTCGGAGGAAATAACTGTTGAACAGTGATATGCAAAATATGATACTGCGTTCGTTCTTTACTAACGAGGACTACATGCGCAAGGTTGTCCCATTCATGGACCCCAAATACTTTGAGGGAGTGGGTCAACAGCTGTTCAAAGAGTTCGCCAAGTATGTGGCAAAGTATAATGGCATCCCTTCTATTGATGCATTCAAGGTATCGCTACAGGAAAGCGAGGAGACGTTCTCTGAGGAAGCATTCAGGCATGCCATGGATATCCTGCCTGATCTGTTCCGCAAGGATGCTGACACTGACATTGACTGGTTAGTAAATAATACCGAAAAGTGGTGTCAAGACCGTGCTTTGTTCAATGCAGTCATGGAATCTATCTCTATCATTGATGGTAAACATAAGACTCTGACCAAAAACGCACTGCCTGATATCTTATCGAAGGCACTTGCTGTTACCTTTGACACTAACATCGGTCACGATTACTTACAGGACGTTGAAAGACGATATGACTTCTACCACACTGTCGAGGAGCGTATCCCCTTTGACCTTGACTATCTAAACAAAGTCACTAAAGGTGGATTGCCTAACAAGTCATTGAATATTATCCTTGCTGGTACAGGTGTGGGTAAGTCACTGTTCATGTGTCACTGTGCTGCGTCAGCGTTATCGCAAGGCAAGAATGTGTTGTATGTGACTATGGAAATGGCAGAGGAGCGTATCGCTGAACGTATCGACGCCAATCTGTTAGACGTGTCACTCGATCAGATCTCTACACTGTCCAAGGATATGTTCATCGGTAAGGTAGAGAAGATTGCTGAGAAAACACAGGGCACTCTGGTGATCAAGGAGTATCCTACATCACAGGCACACTCGGGTCACTTCCGTGCACTGATGAATGAACTAAAACTGAAGAAGAAGTTCGTGCCTGATATTGTATTCATCGACTATCTGAATATCTGCGCGTCCTCTCGTATCAAGTCTGTAGGCGGTGCAGTGAACTCATACACGTTTGTCAAGGCAATCGCCGAGGAGTTACGAGGTCTTGCTGTTGAGTTTAACCTGCCTATCATGTCAGCAACACAGACTACACGATCAGGTTATGGGTCATCCGATCCTGGTCTAGAGGATACGAGTGAGTCATTCGGTCTACCTGCTACCGCTGACCTGATGCTCGCGCTGGTGTCTAACGACGAACTCAACGCACTAAATCAAATCATGGTCAAGCAGTTGAAGAACAGATACAGTGACCCGAACATGCATAAACGATTCGTGATCGGTGTGGACAGGAGTAAAATGAAACTGTTTGACGTTGAAGATCCAGAGCATGAGTTGATAAATGACGTGGCATCTGGTAAAAAAATACCTGAAGAGGACGTTCCTGCGTTCGATTTAACTAATGCGGGTAAGAAAATAAGTGCAGAGGGTTTTCAATTCAACTAAATAACTCTACAATTTTCTTTCTCTAGGACTCCAACTAATGTTACAAGACGACGCAGAAGTTGAACTTCAGGTAGAGGTAGCAGTATTGAAAACTAAAATCGAACATATCGACGAGTCGATGCACGAACTGAAAGCGCAACTTGATGGTATTGAATCTCGTCTTGTACGAGTTGAGCGTATTACATACATGGTTCTCGGTGGTTTGGTTATCCTTCAGGTATTACCAACCATTCAAGGGTTCCTTGGCGTTTAATATTGGATCCGCTGACGCATACACTCATTGCCACCTTATTGATAGCAGGAGCATATTACACAGGCAGATATCTAGGAGGAAGTGTAGGATTCCAATTAGGATATCAAGATGGTTCCGCTGAAGGTGGTATGAAAATAATTAAAATCCTACATGATGAAGGGACATTCGATCAAGAAGAACTTGAAGAAGCACTTGATCGGTGGATAATGAAGCATAGAGAACATTATGTAAATCGAGGTGATAAATTATGAAAGGCACTGTTGTAACTTTGGTAACGCACATTGGAGAGATCATTGGTCAGGTAGAGGAAGAAACTCCTGATTCATTTGAACTCAAAGATCCACGACTATTTGTCAATCAAGCAGAGGGTGCAGGTCTTGCTCCTGGGATTTGTTTGACTGGCATCAAGGATCCGACTGGTGGTGTGTTTTACAAGGGCAGCATTGTTGCTGTGGTAGTGACTTCTCCGGAACTTGAGAAAGCATGGCGACAGCAAACAAGTGGAATTATTTTACAATGAACGGAAAGGGTGACATGCCGAGACCATTCTCGGTAAGCAAAGAGCAGTTTGATGAAAACTGGGATCGGATCTTCAGTAAACCTAAACAAACCATGCTACGCGAAGTCAACTACGATAATATGTGGAGACACTCGTGCACCGTGGATATGACTGTCGTGTGGCTGGGTAAGAACGAAACCTGCGACTATTGTGGCGCATGGGAGGAGGACGAAGAATGAGCGAAGACATCTTTGACTTTGGTTTTACAGCGGTTACACTCGACGAACTTGAGGTCATTCAGGAAACCACTGCGCAGTTGGAATCAACTACAGCAGAGGCGAGTGAGGTCAAGGCACGACTCGATAACATCTACAAGGCAATCCAACCACTTCTGAATAATCTTAAGAAAGACCCTGAGCGAGACTATATCTACTGGCCGGAGCGTCTGACTAAGATAGAAGCATTCTCGGATCACATTGACAAACTATACATGGGTTGACATTTGACCCGATCTGAGTATAATATTATATTATGCTAGCAAAAAAATACAAAACACCTCTCCGTTATATGGGCGGGAAGTCACGTGCCACCAAGACACTGTTGAACTTCCTGCCCAATGTCATGATAGGCAAATACGTGGAACCATTCGTCGGTGGTGGTTCTATGGCATTTGCCTTCTCACGTCAGTTCCCTCACGTTCCTATTCATATCAATGACAAGTATTATAATCTGTATTGTTTCTGGATTACGCTCCGTGACCGTCCCTCAGACCTCGTCAATCGCCTTCTGAGCGTCAAGAGTGAAGCACATGACGCAGTGGGTCACCGTAAACTTTTTGACGACTGCAAGGACTATTTGACAAAAATAGACTGTGGTCAACCATGGAATAATACATTCGAGATAGGTTGGCGCTGGTGGGTATGTAACAAGTGTTCCTTCTCTGGTCTCGGAGAGTCCTCAGGTTTCAGTGAGCAGGCATCCGTATCAAACTTCAGCGAGAGTAATATCCGTGCACTGCTTGAGTATGGTGCACACATAAAGGATTGGAAGATAACGAATCACGATTACAGTGACTGTCTCATTGATGATCCTGGGACATTCATTTATCTCGATCCTCCCTATGCCAAGGTCGGTAAGGATGGCAACTCGTTTCTCTATGGTCGTAATGGTGACATGCATAAGCACTTCGATCATACCGAGTTTCATACACAGGTATCTTTCTGTCAGGCA